CTTGAAGCCAAAAAAGAGCGTCAACGAAAGCGTATCATAAGCCACCTAAAAGAAGCCGGCTACATGCTCCCTGATGGCAGGGCTGATATGTACGCAATTAACCTATGGGTTAAGAAACAAAAGTTTAAAAAAACACTCAATCAGCACACTTCAGAGGAGCTTAGCCAGCTTATTTATGCCGCCGGCAAAGTACGTGATCACTTTTTAAAACACATATAATCATGGGAAAAACAGCCAAATACCAAATTGAAGGAAAAAACACACGCCTTTGGGTGTGGTATCGCTCCGGTTCCTTACAAAAAATTGAACTCAAAAAAGGGAAAATTACACCCGAAATTTTGAAATCATTGTACAAGCTTGTACCAACGGATGAAAATGAGATTGAAAAAGTAAATGCCCTGAATGATGTTACACTTACACAACTGAGCACAGAAAAATCATTAAGTTGGTACCAGCAATATGTATCAGCATGGTTTGATTTTTACAATGCTCAGGTTGGCATAAAACCCAAATTTGACGGTGCTGAAGGCAAAGCCCTGAAAAGCATCATCCGGTATCTCGATAATGAGAGTACCGACCAGCAAGAAGCATACAATACGTTCACTGCTATGCTGAGCAATTGGCATAAGCTGGATAATTTTTACCGGCGCAATCTTGATTTAAAATTCATCAACTCACAGCTAAACAAAATCATCATAAACCTGAATTATGTTACCACAGAAGCAACAAAAGGGAATAATGCAGCTAATCTTAGAGGGCAACTCTAACAGGCAGCTTGTACGCAAGTATGGTAACATGAGCTTAGACAAAGTGCTTGAAGCAAAGCCCCCGGGTCTGGCACGTTTAAGCAAACTGCATGGTGATGACAAAGTGGAGAAAGTTACCGGCATACTGATTCAGGAAGCCAGTGCCTATTTTGACAGCCCGTTTAATGAGGAAACCTCCCTTGATTTGAGTGTAGAAGTTAAAACCGCCTATCCGTTCCTGAGCATGGAAGATTTGTTTGTATGCCTTCAGGAGCTCAAACGAAAATCAATTTACGGCAAATTAACACCTCATAAGCTACTGGAACAAATTGATAAATACGCTGAAAAACGCATTAACAGAGCCGCTGAAATCAATTACAACAAACATCTGGCCTTAAAAGAAACAAAAGACAATCATGGCACCACACACTTTGTGGATGTCAGCAGGAGAATTGCAAAAAAAAAGAGAATAAAATGAATTTTTAATAATTATGTTTAATTTTAAGCTTTAAATCAAACTAAAATATTATGAAAAAACTTATAATTTTAATTATCTTCTTTGTCAACTTTACATCATGTAGCACATTAACATTAACTCCAAAAACTCAAAACATTAATAGTAGAGGAATAATACAGCTACCTGTTGTTGCAGAACTCGAAGTAAAAAATGAAAAAATTACAGGTGAAGCATCACAAACAAGTAATACTTCCTTATCTATTATTAAGAGTAAGGCTGTAAATAATGCACTTAGTAAATCATCCGGAGATGTTTTAATAGAGCCAAATTATATTATTAAAACTGATCGTGGAATGACGCATGTAACTGTTACAGGTTATCCGGGAGTTTACAAAAATTTCCACACCATCACAGAAGATGATATGCCATTAATAAAAGCAGGTAATATACATCAATTAGACTGAGTTGTAATATCCGCCCCGGCTTCCACACTTGTCATATTATTATAAGGATTGGCAGAATTATCAATGCCCATGCTTACAAACTCCGTTATCCAGATATGCAAAGCATCCGGGCGGTTGTCCGGTATGGTACGGCTGCGCATAAGCGGCTGGCATATCGGGTTCCCTTCGGTGTCTAATGGTGCCCACCGGTGCAATGCCCTGTGTAGTTTTTCCGTTTGCTGCAATACATTTACATCGTAATCATTCAGCAAGCTTGGTTTGTTTTTGCTGTATGCAGGCATCATGTGTTGGCTCACAAAATGAAGCTTCAATGTAAAATTACCCTGTTGGCTGCCATTGCCGAGGTTAGACCAGTCAATATCACCAAATTCCACATACACCGCCGGCGGGTTAATGGGCATGTTTTCTTCCGGGTGCTCATATTGCCCGCTGAACAATTGTATGTCTTTTAATTCAGGCATTTCACTTTCAAGCCTGTCTGCAATGCTTTTAAATAGTGTTGCAATCATAGTGTTATCCTTTTAGTATGCGTTTAATATCCCTGTCTAATTCACGAGTAATTTTGGCTTTAAGCTTTTGGCTGTCTCCCATAAATTGCCGTTTTGGCATGTTAAATGATTTTTTGCCAAACACCTTAGCCGTTCCACCATCATTATGCACACTGGCATATTTCAGGTTAGAAAAAACAATCACCTGGTTACCGGCTTTCCGGTAGGTAATGCTTTCCATCAGGTTGCCGGTTTGCCCGCTCAATGTTTTACGCTTGGTTGCCGCCGGGCTGTAATTGGTTTTGGGATTTGGCTTCCGGGCTTTGTATGCCCCTTTAGCACCCTTTCTCCTGGCATGATTAGATGGCAATGGTGTGCGTGCCCCGTACTGAAACCCATACCACTGGCTGTTTGCCTGTGTACGTTTGGCAGCTTTCCACTTTTTCAGGCTCCTGTCAGTAAACCCTTCATCATAAAAACTCTGCTTAAAATGATTCACCGCCTCGGTACCGATAATACGTGGTGCATCTTGCTGCATGTAACGTTTCATACGCTCATTCATGCGCCTGATATCACCCGTAAAATTTTTATTTAACAATTTTATTTGCATTTGGTACTAATTTTGTTGTATATTTGTAAATGAATGCTGATAAGAAAACCGCGGATTGTTTCAGCCGCGCACTTACTTATCAGCATTTATTATTTTTCCTCTAATCTGATAAGTTATGTTATGGAAAATAAACTCATGATCTGTTGTTTCCCATATCAGTGCATATATTACTTTCTTTGTTTTCAGCCTGTAAAAATGAGAATATAAAACATTGACCTTATTTCCAAGTGGCAATCTTGGTTCAACATAATCTGCATTCTTTACAAAATAATTCAGATTGTCCAATATTGCATATTCATTGATGTCACAATCGTTTAATGTTTTCTTTATTCCTTTTGTAGAAACTAAAGCTTCTTTATTGCCTGGTAATGTAACATTATCTATCTTTAAAGCTTGCAAGCGTTTCTTTTCAGTATTTAACTCAAGATACCTTGCTTCCTTTTGAATTTTTTCACGTAGATTTTCTCCAACCCTCCCCATCATCGGGTGCTGGTCGGTAATAATCTTACCGGTTTTACCCGGGTTGTTACGCATTGCTTTTGGCGGCAATTTAATATCCTCCGGTGGCTCCAACGCATCCGCATTATTGCGTACCTGCCTAACACCACACCGGCAACCCCAATCAGCCGGCGGCATCCATGTATCCCAAAAGGGATCATCCACCGGTTTAACCACACCATACAGGCGTTTATGATCATTACGTGGTTCAGCCGCAGTACTGGGCATGTATTCCAGGTATGGATACAAATCCTTATCCGCTTCATAGCGTTGCCAGTTTTTAGCACCCCGTGCGCTGCGTACGGTGTGTACGTATTCGGTACGCATCCAGTTCACATTGTATTTGCCGTTGATTGCAGGCAATTGTTCCGGTTTAGCCTGCCTGATATGATGGGTTTGATGAAAGCTTTTAAAGCCGGCAAAGTTTGCCAGGTTGCGTTTCATTTCCTGCACCTTACCAAATGCGGGATCATCATATTTTATGTTGCCATACACATTATCTATGCCGCTGATAAGGTTTTTACGTGTGTAATCAAACAGCCCTTTGTGTATTAATGTATCGTTGGTAATCTCACCGGCAATGCGTTTCATGCTGTCATCGTCAAGCCCAAATGCCGGCAAACTAACATCATTGCTGAGCTGCACAGTATTACCATGTATAGGGCAGCCACTATTGCCCTGGTAATACGTTTCCATCGCAGCCCCGAAACCCTTAACCCGTGGTGTTTCGGGGCTTAGTCGAAAAAATCCGTTTGGTCTAAGCTGAGTTGCGGGCCTCGGTTTACTTTTTCACCGGTTACCGGAATGCCAAAGGTTTCTTTCACCCATTCAGGATCAACATTGTAATACTGCAAAGCCTCGTAAGTGTTTTTCCAGAGTTTATCCAAATCGGGTTCATCATGCCATGCAAAAGAGCAACCTTCAAGCGGGTAACCGTGCCGTATAAGCAAAGGAATAAGCCTTGTATTGATGATGTTTTCAATATAGGTTTTATCGCCCTGTATAATATGGGATGCCATACGCTCACCAACTTCCTCTTTGCTCCTGGAACCACCCTGCGATTCATTACCGATAACAGCACCTGTAATTAGCTTTGAAACTTCATTGTTACACAGTTTAATCAGGTTTTCAAACACTTCACCTTTGCTTGTGGTCGTATCAATGAATTCAATTTCCTCCTGATCATCAATTACTGCCCAAAAGGCACTGCCCATATTTGCAAGCATGTTTTCCATATCACGCACCATGGCAGTATTGGAAGTGTTTGTTTTACCAACACGCAACGGCATGCCAAAAAGTTCAGAAAACTGACTCCATGCTGCCTGGGCAAAGCGTTTGTAAAGCACATGCGGTGCAGCCTGATTCAGCATACCCAATTCATGGTAATCCGGGCTTTCAATTATCCAGGCATCCAGCTCACGGTTATCTCTGTAATTGCTTCCTTTTTGATCATGTGGATTTGCAAGGATCAAACCTTCCGTTGGGCTGACATGTTTCCGTGGAATCAATGTAACATCGGTTATACCGCCTTTATTGCCTTGCAAGGGTGTAACGCCGTCAATTTGCAATAAACTGTGTCCGTAAAAGCGTGCATCCAGCATGTAGTTAAGAAAACGCAAAAACCATGGCTTACGCAGCAAATCTGACAAATCGGCATCAGCCTTACCGGCTTTATCATATAAATAAAAGCGGCTCTGTATGGTTTTGGCTTTACGTTGCTCCATTTGTCCTGCAAGGTTAGCATCAATCACCAGTTCACGGTAAACATCCATAAGCAGGTATCTGCGTGGGTTTGGATAACGCTCAGCCGTATTGAGGGACCGCCTCCAGTTTTCAATGTCCTTTTTTGCCCTGGCACGGTTTTGTTCAATGATTAAATCAACCGCCCTGCGTGTTGGCGTTTTTGCTTTAGGCTCTGATTTTTGCCGTGCAAGCTTAAAATTGCCTATCTGAAATAATGTTTTGCTATTGCTCATAACTTAAAATTGATGTGTTAGTTTATCGTTACCACCCCATTTTATTGCGCTGCTTTGTTCACCTTCCTCTGTTTGCAAAAGCGGCAAACCCGGGTTTAAATCACCTTTAACCACATTTTGCAGCCACTCAATAGCCCGGTTGTAACGCTCCTCACGCAACTGGCTGATGTTACGAGGGCTTACCCTGCTATGCAAGTGGTAAATTGTCATGTCTAAGGCAAACATCACAACTGCCTGATGCCTATCCGTACCGGTGGCTGAAAAAATTGCCTGCGTATCGTACCGGGCACTCAGGTAAGATTCAAGCTCACTGATTGCCATTAATTCTGCCTGATTAAGCAGTTCAACATCATCATTAACCACCTGTGAAAGTATGTGATCTTGAATAAGTGTGCCGTAATCGGCTTGTGTTAAAAATATGCTCATAGTTAAAAACTCCTTTGTTGACGTGATTGTATCCTGTAATTACTTCGGTTAATCCGGGATGATCTGTTAAGCATCCATATACTGCCTTCAAGTGCATCCGGTGCATCATCGTGTGAGCGGCTGCCTTTTTCAAAGCTCAAAAGTTGTTCAATGAGTATTTCCGTGTCGTGGCATTTTTTAAGCTTGTCAGCAAATAACACAAGCCCCCGTTCAAACAGCGGGCTAATGCCTTCGATTCTGGCAAACTTATCCGGTTTTTTACGCTTATCCGGTCGTATGGGAAACTGCCAACCACGGTTAACTCCTTCCTGCTGGAATTCATCAAAGATTAAATCCTGCAAAAAGTTGGCTTCCATATAATAGGTAACAGTGGCAGTTGTTGGCAGATTCTCATGATAATCATACCAGTACCTTACCATTTCATTTACCGATGATTTACGAACATAAGCATCCAATATCCAGTAATGTTTGCCTTTACGTCCAACGGTTATAATGGCTTTATAATCAGATGTGGCAGAGTTTTTAAACGAGGGGTCGCAATAGGAAACCACAGCATCAAAATGGTTTATCCTGGGCGGATTTTCGTACCGGATCCAATCACGTTTAAAAATAGCCCCTTCAGTAATTGGGTTATTAAACAGCTCCTGTTGTGATGCTCTATACCCAAGCTTATTGATAACCGCTTCAATTTCCTGCTTAGTGTATTTTTCCTTCCATGCCGGTTTGCCATCCTTATTTAAAGCATTCACTTTGTTGTGATATACTTCTTTGTTTTCAGCCATGCGGGCAATAATGCTGTTTTGACTTATCCGGTTTCCAACCGTAATAAAACGGCCGCGTCCCATATCCATGGAAAAATACAGGGCATTCATAGCCCAGTCATATATTTTAGATACACGGTCGGGGTTGCGGGCTAATTCATCATCATCCACATCATCAAGCACAATGTAATCCGGTCTGTTATGTCTGAACCTTATCCCTCTGGGGCTTTGTCCACGGCCTAAAGCAAAAAAACCACATCCATCCATTGTTGCAAATCTGCCTTCCTCCCAGTTGCCAAACATTACCTGTTCACCAAAATCAGCTATGTACCGGCGGTTGTTTTGTAGTTCAGCCTGCAAATCTGCAAGCAGGGTTTGGGCGTTTTTTTCATTTTTACCCACCAGTACCATCACATGCAGCAATCCCTTAGCCTTTAGCCATAATGGGATCATAATATCAAAATGAGTACTTTTTGCGTGTCCGCGTGCCCATTCAAACACAGCCATTAATTTATTTTCACGGGCTGTTTTGTTAGCTGCTTTAATATGGAAATCACCACAATTACTGGTTGCCCATTGAGGAAAATAATACGATACAAATGCATCATAATCATCCAGAAGGACTTTTATACGCTTTGCTTTTTCATCCTCGGATTCATGTACAAAACTCTTGTAAGTGCTTTTGTATATCAGCCTTGATTTTTCAAGAAAGCGTTCTTTTATGGCATCGTTTTTCCTCATTGCAGCATCTCTTTATGAATTCGTGCAAGTACTCTATCCATGTGTTTGCGGGCTGTCTGTAATTCTTTGTAAATTCTATCCTTTTTCTTTACCGATTTTGTTTGCTGAATTTCCTGCAAAAAGCTTTCGGTAAGTTCCTCAAAACCCTCGGTTATCCAGGTGATTGATTTTTGTGAAGGGCTGAGCTTTTCAAAACTTGTAACAAGCTTTGAAATCTGATCCGGTGATAAAACAGGTTTTTTGCCGGCTTTCATTTGCTCATAAGTTTCCAGAATAGCATTTCTGATCTCATTAATACTAATCAGGGATGCACGTTTTGCCGTTTCAAAATCATTGTCTTTTGCCCATTTTGAAATGGTTGAAGCCGTTACACCTAACATGTCGGCTATGGTGGTTAAATCAAAGCCTTTTACATATAACTTCTTTGCATAGCTGATTTTAGCTTCTTTCTCTTGTTTGGTAAATCTTGCCATAGCTTTATATCTGGTTTATACAAAGATCGTTTTGTATGTATTAAAGGGCAAATTCTTATTCAACCATTGAGAAAATCTCTGTAATGGTTATAGAAAATTTCTCAATGGTTGAATACCGATTTGTTAATTATTGCTATGAGGTGGATATTTGTACTAAATGCTTTGCAAATTATTGAATGAAAGCTTATGAAAAAATTTCTACTCAGCGATGAATCAATCAACTCCTACGGGTTTAAAGTGCTTACCGATGGCATTGACTTGTCAGCATTTGAAAACAACCCTGTCATGTTATATGAGCATGAACGTACCGGATTGATTGGTACATGGAAAAACCTCACCAAAGAAGGTGACAGGTTGATGGCTGAGCCCGATTTTGATTCAGAAGATGAATTGGCATCAAAAATCGAAGGAAAGGTAAACCGTGGCATATTAAAAGGGGCAAGCATTGGCATTCAAATTTTAAAATTTGGAGAGGAAACCACCAAAGATGGTGCAATCGTACCGGTTGCATTAAAATCAAGGCTCACTGAAGCAAGTATTACAGCCCTGCCATCCAATCGTAATGCATTGAGGTTGTACAACCAGCAAGGTGAGTTAATGAGTGAAAGCGATATCACATTGGCGGTGAAAGAAGTTACGCAACAATTCAGTAAAAACGATACCGATATGAAATTAAATTCAGAAAACTTGAAAGCACTTGGTTTGCAGGATAACAGTTCAGAGGAACAGTTCAACAAAGCAATTTCTGACAAACTCAGTGAATTAAGCACGCTCAAAGAAGCGCAGCAAAACCTGCACAATCAGCAGGCAGAGGCACTTGTAAACGGTGCTATCACAGAGGGCAAACTGACAGCTGATCAAAAAGACAGCTTTTTAAAGTTGGCAAAGGCTGATCTTGAGAACACCAAGCAGGTGCTTAGCAACATGAAAGCCCCTCAAAAACCAAGCTCAAAGATTAACCAGGAAACCACAGAGGATCGTGAAGACTGGAGCTTGAGTGATTGGCGCAAAAAAGACCCCAAAGGCCTGCTTTCGCTCAAACAGGAAAAACCTGAAGAGTACAAAGCATTGCTGGGCAAAAGTGATGTATCAAAACATTTGTAAACCTTAAAACCATAGTATAATGGCTGGAATTAATAAAGAAATATGGATTGACGAAATCCTTGAGGGTTTTTACCCGGACTGGAGCTTTTTGAAAGAAGCCCGTGACATGAGTTCATTTGTGGAAAACAACACCATCAACCTTGCAGAGGCCGGTGCTGATCCCAACGTACTTGTGAATAACAGTACATACCCAATACCCTTTGCAACTCGTGAGGATGTGCCAATTGCATTGCCTTTGGACACTTACAACACCGAAGGCACGGTTGTACGTCGTGTTGAAGAAATTGAAGCAGCTTACGACAAAATGCAGTCAGTGGTTGCCGGGCACAAAAACGCCCTGTTGAATGAGATGGCTAAAAAAGCCGCTCATGCCTGGGCACCCGATTCAGATGCATCAGAAACCCCGGTAATTGGTACCAATGGTGATGCTGCTGATGGGTTCAAAAAAATCACACTGGATGATATCCTTGCGTTGGCTACACGCTATGATGAAATTGATGCACCGGAAGGAAGCCGTGTGTTGGTACTTCATCCACAGCATTTGCGCCAGTTAGCCGGTGAGGACAAAAAGCTCTTTAAAGAGTTTATTGGCACCGGGCAGGGCTTTGATTTGTTTGGGTTCAAAACCTACAAATACAGCAAAACACCGTTGTTTAACAAATCAACCGGTGAAAAGAAAGCATACGGTGCGGCCGCAGCTCCAAGTACAGATACCATTGCATCCGTTGCTTTTGTCAACACAGAGGTAATGAAATGTCAGGGTAATCTGGACATGTTTGCCAGGTTGAACGATCCTGAGCAGGCCGGTGACATCATCAACTTTATGATGCGTGCCCTGGCATTGCCGTTGAGAAACAAAGGTATTGGTGCTGTATATAGCACTGAAAGTACTTAATAAAAATCCTGTGTCCCATGAGTGAAGAAACCCGGCACGATGAGGTCATTGATTTGTCAAAACTCACACAAAAAGAGCTTTTATTACAAATGCACAATAGTTTGAGTGAGCTCACAAAGCGTTTTGATGAATTTAAAAATGATGTCGATAAAACTGAAAACAAAAATTCAGATTGGCATAAGCAACAAATGAACGATCTTAATGACCTCAGAGTGCGGGTTTCAATAAATGAGACAAAACTGAAATATTTTGCTGCTTTAATTGGTTTTGCAGCTGGAATAGTAAGTAGTATTATAATACAAATCATCACTTAAAATGGCATTAAACTTTAATGACATAAAACAAGTACAAGGATTTGAGGGGCAATTTCGGAAAGAATTCACCCCAAAATCTCAAATTGTATTGCATCATACCGTTTCAGGTCCTGGTGTAAACGGTGATTTGTCCTGGTGGAAACAGACAAAATCAAGAATTGCAACTGCAATTATTATAGATAGAGAGGGTGTAATTCACCAATGCTTTTCAAC